AAACGTTCCCGAAGGTGACCATCCGATCTTTTGCTCAGGATAAAACCAACAGATGATCGTGAAAGGATATGTGACATTTGACGCAGGTGTAGCACTCGGCACCTCATCCGCTGCGGTCAAAAGGGCGGCATCTGTCGAGCTTGCTCGACTCTCATCTGTATCGTTGAACCCAACTGCCTGATCAACCATCCCTGTTTCTGTCGATGGACTATTTGTGCCAGAAAGAACGGTCGAGGTTACAGAATCAGTCAGTAAACCAGATGCCGTATCAAACTTGAAATGATACTGGAGATCGTCAAGAAGTGTGCCTGGATTATATGCTGCCTCCCCAGCCCCTTGGGCCGGATTAAACCCCATCACTCCCCCTTGTGGAGGATCAAAACCCAGTGTAGAAAATCCCATGTTAGATCACTCCACCCGTAATCTCTTCCAGCAGAAACTGGTTGATAACAATGGCACCTGCATCATCGTGCCTAAAATTGTAACCATTAGTCGCATCGACCCCCCAGCACCAAACATATGTTTGACCCGCAGTCAGATCAGTATCATCATTAAATCCATTCGTGGTCGGATTTGATCCGTCATCCGAGATGTAAGACAACTTGGCAGCAGTCGCAAATGCAACCGTCAACCGGAACGTAGACCGGGATTTTTTTGGAGTAACATCACTGGACAGAAAATCCGTTGCTGATGCAATGCTTGTGGCTTGGGGAATAGTTGCCCCCTTTGGACCCATGACAATCAATCCTGTTTCAGACATTTTATTTCTCCTAAATTGGAAGACCGGGGATCTCCACCGCTTCCTTTGGTTTGCCTTCGAACACTTCGTCCCCATCGGAGGGAGGCGAGAATCCTATTTTCGAGTACACCTCTTCGGTTTTAAGTGGAAGACCAATAGATGCCAGTTGCGTAATAATTGCAGCGGCACCTTGAGGGTCTTCCCTTTTATCGGGTTGGGTGCGGAACCTCGGTGGTTGTGCATTCGCGCAACCCATATCCACGAAGTTTTTGTAATTCAATCTCCAGACGAGTCCAATCAGGTCATCGCTAATGGATTCGTCCAGCTTGTCTCGATCAAATTGAATCAGCGAATTGGTGGTTGACTCTTCCACTCTTGCCCTGGCATACGATCCACCACCGGACCCTCCACCGAACGGGATAGTTGATCCGAGAATGAGGGCAATCAATTTTTCATCCATGTACTTGATGAAATTCATGACCATTTCGTGTCCAGCCATGCCCCCTTCTTTGACTTCGATATCGTCTTCTTTCCCGACAACAATAACGTGTCTCGATCTCATTTCGTGAAGAGCGTTGTAGAGCTCATCCCTGACCGATTCATTTGTTTTTGAGGTGGACCCTTCACGATAGGAATCGATTTTTCCGATCAAGATCCCTTGGGACCATCTCTCAAGTCCCTGAAGTCCTTCCCTCCAGACGATGCTTTTCATCCACCAATAAAAATACATTGCATCCATGAGTCCACGACCGTATCCGAGTCGTGCTTCTTCATTGCGATAGACCATTTTCACGAACTGGTCTGCTTTATCAAAAGGCTCATACCGCATTCGAATTACGGACCACATTTCTTGAATGACCTTGACGGTTTCAATCCCATTCTTATCAACCCCGTGTTCAGGTCGATACCGGATCCGTCTACGATCCACATCTCTCAAGCGGTAGGGAATCCACCAGGTTCGCGCCTTCCCATCTCCGAAGGTTCTGGTTTCTGTTTTTCCTTCGATATAGGCGTAGGACCTGGCTCGAAAGATTGCTTGAGCCAGTTCGTATCGAGCTTCGGTGAAGTTCCTTATATGTTTAAGAATGTCTCCGACAATACTCGAAACCTTTTTATCTTCTTCTTCATCTCTCGCCGCTTCTATATGCCATTGTCGTCCTGCGACAAGATGCAATCGAGTATCTACGGACTGGGTAATCGTCGCATCTCTACGAAGTTTTTCCCAGACATCCGGTTCTCGGCTCAACGCATAATCGGGATCGTAAAGTCGGGTCCAGATGCGGTACGCGGAGGAGAGTGCTCGGTTGTACAGTTCCGAGTTGAAGTTTCGTCCTTGAATTAGCGGATAAGACATACTTGCTCCCTATTGAGGAAATTCCTTCCTCCAGTTGGTAACGCTTCTTGTTGGCATGAGGAGTTCTCTTTCGTCTCTCCAGGATTTGATTTGTACGGTAGGTTTGTATATAGCCCCACGGAACACTCCCTTTACGGACACGTAATCAAAGGCCAGAGACATGGCATCAATCTGATCGGAATAGGTTCCTTTTGGGAAGGACTCCATTTCATCAAACAGGGAACTATTCCACGGACCTCGCAGCACTTTCAGGTTGCCAACATTGACCTGGGAGGCGACTGGATCCGCTCTTGATATTTTGTCTCCTGAGACTTTCACTCCTTCTACAGAATAACCGGGGAGGGATCGCACCAGTGAATGCACTTGGGCAACCCCTCCCGATCCTCCCTCTTGCTCGACCCTGATAGCAATGTGCTTACCGTCCCTCGACGCGGTTCGTCGAATGATGTTATCCCTCTCCCCCGGTAGCCACTTTCCTGTGATCGAGTTGATAATATAGTAAACACCATCCATATCTTTTGCCATGAGGATTCCGGCGGTTCTTTTCCCTTTCAGGGAAGCGGCAAGATCCCATGCTCTGACCTGGACGAGATGGGGTGGAATGGAGTCCACGATCTCAACCATATCTCTACGAAACATTCCTCCACCGCGGGGGAAGGGACGTTGCTGGTACATGGTTGCCCACCAGTATTCCCCCATTCTCCCCCGAGAGGATTCGAGCATTTCTTTGGGGATCAGGTCTGGACATAGGGGGTCTCCGGTTTTTCTTTTGAAGTCCCCATAATCTTCATTTTTCTCAGCCAATGCGGGGAGTCGAATGACATCCCACTGATCTCCCCCTTCATTCTGGGCTTTCAGTAATCTTCCTACGAGGTCATCTTCATGCCATCTCGTCATGATGCAGACGGTGGCACCTCCCTTGTGGAGACGGGTGGCGAAGGTGGAGAGATACCAATCCCACAACTTATCTCGAAATGTCTGAGAATTAGCCTCTTCATCGTTTTTAATCGGATCATCGATAATAGCGAGATCGGCACCTTTTCCGGTAATCGGTCCTCGAGCGCCGGCGCAGAACATGCCTCCCCCGTACTTATTCAGTTCCCATCTGGACGCTGCCTTTGAGGTTCCGGCAATAGAGAGGTCACCCCATATTTTGGACCCATGCTCAGTAATCGCGTCGCGCACTTTTCTTCCCCACGATGCCGCGTAATCGGCTTCGTAGGAAGCGAGAAGAACTTTCGAATCTGGAAACACCCCAAGCCAGTAGAGCGGGAAGTACAGAGAGCAAAGCATCGACTTCCCGTGTCGAGGGGGCATACATATAAGGACTTTATTGGGTCGGCTCAGTTCCTTTTTAAGTTTTTCGGGATTCTCCAGATATGGTTTTGCCCAGGGAGCGACTTTATCCGGATTCGCATTTGCGGGAAGGGTTGCCAGATATCGGCATTTTGCCAGTTCCCACAATCGGTTAGCGACGATAAGTATATGTTCATAGGGAACCCACGCACCCTCAGACACAGCATTTGCAAGCAATGCCGGATGTGTGCTCGGAGTATTGAGAACAGCCTGTACAACTTTTTCTCTATCGGACATATCTTCCCTTGACCTTCGAATAGCCCATTCCCGCATAATATGAAAAACAACGCTACGATGGAAACACCCTTCATAAAAACTCTACTTATTTACACCCCCACCCCATTGACATGATCTGGACGGATCTGTACAGTCTTGTACAGACATACGCTCATTGGGCCGGATTGGGCCAGATTGGGCCGGAATAACAGATTTGGGCCACATTAATCTGAAAAACACAAAGTCGGAGGAAAGACAAATGAGTAAAGACATTAAGTTCGTTGTTAGGTTGATTGGAGGAGAAGGTTATTCAGCTTCGTGGGGTGTCTTTTTGGGTGAAGGAGGACATGCGTTACATGCATTTCGGAACAAAAAACAAGCCAGGAAATTAGCTCGGAGGATGAACAACTCTGCGGGAGTCAAAAGGATTAACCAACTCCCAAAACTAAAACCCCATCCAAGTTCGCAAACTCCA